GGCGATAAATAGGTATAAGAGGTCTGTATTAGGCACTGCATTCAATACCAATAACTACGCAAATCCTTTTTCACAATATTATTATAAAAATGATATTCCGGCATGGGTATCATTACAAGAACCTGAGCATTTAGAAATGGCCGTAAGGTTTAACCCTATTGTTAAAGGTGCAATAAACTTACTATCTACAGCATCAAGTAACGGCAAAAAATATCTAGTTGATATTAAAACAGGTGAGGAAATAGATTGGGATGATAACGATAGAGTAGTTCAAAAGATAAAGCAACTAATAATTAAACGCCCTAATCCGCTTCAATCAGGAAAAGAATTTGAACAGCAAGGTATATTCTATTTAAAAACATTTGGTAATAGGTATGTTAATTGCGTTATGCCTTTAGGTTATAAACAGCTTGATATATTAGATATTGAAGCATTATACAACCTACCTTCTCAGTATATGCAAGTACACACAACATCTAAGTTGTATAATCAAACGAGATTAGAGGATATTATAACAGCATACGCAAGAACTAACACAAACCCAGTAGAGAGATACGAACCTAATAATATAATGCATTTTAACGAGGTTAATATTTCTAGCGAGAAGCCTACTATAATGGGTATATCAAAACTAGAAGCATTAAAAGAACCTATCGCAAATACACAAGCAACATTCCAGGCAATGAATAGTATTCTTATTCATAGAGGTATGCAAGGTATTATATCAGTAGACTCAAAAGATGGTCAAGGAACAATAGTTCCATTACCTGCGAAAGAGAAAAAAGAAGTTGACGATACATTTAAAAGCGATTACGGTCTACTAAACAATCAAAATCCTTTCTTATTATCTCCTGTGCCGCTTACTTACATTAAAACAGCGATGAATAGTAAGGAAATGGGTATATATGAGGAATTTTCTAATAATGCTCTATTAATAAATAATGAGTTTGGCATACCTCCTGAATTGGGGAAAACATACATACAAGGTGCAACATATGAGAATCAAATACAATCAGTAAGAAGATTGTATCAAGATACTGTTATACCACAAGTGGAAGAATATGACCAATATCTTAATTACAGGCTTAATATTGAAAAGTATGGCATTGAAATAAAAACAGATTGGTCACACATACCAGCATTAGCCGAGAATGAAAAAGAAAAGGCTATGGCTAATAATCTATTGGTTAAGTCAGCACTAGAAGAATTTAATAATAACATGATTACTTTTAATCAATACCTAACAAAAACAAATCAAGAACCAATACAAGGCGAAGATGGAAAGCTTTACAAATGGGAGTTAGACAAGAAAAGAAATATTAATAATTCTAATTTGGAATGAATATAAATAACTGTTAACTTTGGAGATATGGAAAGTAAATTAACAAAAGGGCAGATTGAAGAGCTTAAAAAGAAAAAAGAAGCTTTAAAATCTAGTGGTAAATTAGTAAAGAAATAACCATGTTTGACGAGTCTAAGTTTAATACCAAAAAGGAACTGTTTGATTTCTTAGTTAAGGAAAGAAATAGTTTAATAGCTCAAAAAAAGGCTGAAACAAAAAAGGCAGATTGTATAACTATAGCTCCTACAGTTATTATGTCAAAAAAATCAGCTAATAAAGCTAATGATTCAATTGATGCAAGTAGACTTGATGAGTTAAAGGTATTGGTAATTATTAATACAACTAACTTACTAGACTCTCATATGGATGTACATATACCAGGCATATGGAATAAAAGCCTTAAAGAAAACAAAATGATAATGCACTTACAGGAGCATGAAATGGAGTTTTCTAAAATTATATCAGATGGCGATAAATTAAAGGCGTATGTAAAAGATTATGACTGGAAAGAATTAGGAGTTGATTTTGATGGCAAAACGCAAGCATTAGTATTTGAGTCTACAATAGAAAGAAAAAGAAATCCTTTCATGTTCGAGCAATATGCTAACGGATGGGTAAAAAATCACTCAGTAGGGATGCGTTATGTAAGATTAGATTTTGCTATTAATGATGAAACATATCCTAATGAATATGAAGCATGGAATAAGTATTACCCTGAAATAGTTAATAAAGAAGTAGCTGATGAAAAAGGTTATTTCTGGTATGTATTAGAAGCTAAAGTAATTGAAGGCTCAGCAGTACCAAGGGGTAGTAATTACGTAACCCCAACATTAGAAAACAATAAACGTGCGCCGGATAAATCCACTCACGAAGAAAATAATCAGCCGCCTTTTAGCACTGATAAAGAGTTCATAGAAGATATTAAAAACTTTAAATTTATTTAAAATGACACAAGAAGAAAAAAATGCAATGTTAGAATCTGTAAAAGAACAAAACAAAACACAGATTCAAGCGTTTAAGCAAGAGTTCCAAGAGCTTGCAGCAGCTTCTAAGGCTGGTATGATTGATAAAGAAACTTTCGATAATCGTTTAAAAGAGTTATCTGAGAAATTAGAGAAGTTTGATGCTGAAAAATTTGAGCAATTCAAAGCTTCTTTGGATAAATTAGAGGGAGTTACTAAAGAACAAGGGTTAGAGCTTGGGAGAATTAAAGAAAACGGAGTAACCGGAAAAGGAAAATCATTCAGAGAAGAAGTAAAAGGTTTACTTGAAACAGATACTTTCAAAGAATTCGTTGAGTCTAACGGAAAGAAAAAAGCATCATTCAGCCTTAAGACAACTTCTATTACTGATAATTACACAGGAACTTCACGTGTACATATTACATCAAGAGATTCAAGAGTTGTAGATCATCCACAAGTTGAGCGTTTAAATATTCGTGACTTACTTACTGTAATGCCTGCCGATTTACCATATCTTGCATTTACAGAAGTTTATGACTGGGATAGAGCAGTAGGTGTAAATACTGAAAATGGTGCTTTAGCTGAAAGTTCTTTCAAAGTACGTGAGGCTACTGTTGATGCTAAGAGAATCGGAACTCATGTGCCTATCTCTAAAAGAATGCTTAAATCAGCAACTTATGTGTTAAATCACTTAATGCAGCGTTTACCAGCTCAGGTTAAGTATTATGAAGATTTCCAATTATTATTCGGTGATGGTACTGGAAATAATGTAAATGGTATCTTTAAAGTAGCTGATAATTTTGTGACATTGATTGATACAACTTTAACAGGTGCAGCCGGGCAGGTAGCTAGTGTTGCTAGTTATGATGGAGGTACAAAAGCATTAATTACATTTGCAGCTAATTATAACATACAAAATGGTAGTACTATTACTATCGCAAATGCAACCGAAGCAAGTTATAACGCAGCGCATAAAGCTATTGTAATTAGCCCTAAACAAATTGTTATTGAATTAGCATATGTTGCCGAAGCAAACACAAGTGCGTGGACATTCACTGTAAGCTCTCCTTTTGCTAATGCAATTGCAGCAGCTCAACAAATTGACGTTCTTAAAGTAGCTAAAACACTTGTTACACAACAAGAATATAGCGCAAATGGTATTGTTTTAAATCCTGTTGATGCTACTTTAATTGAAACATTAAAAGGTAATGATGAACATTACATTGACGTACAGAGATTGGAGAATGGTATTTTAACTATTTCGGGAATTCCAGTTGTAGAAACTACAGCAATGCCAGCCGGAAAATTTGCAGTAGGTGACTGGGCGATGGCTGCCGCTTTGCTTGAATTTTCGGAATTAGTACTAGAATTTTCTGAATCAACTCAGGAAAAACTAGGTAATTATGTTGAGGCTATTATTCAAGAAGAGGTATTATTTCCCATCTACAACAAGTATATGTTTGTTGTTGGGGATTTCGCAAGTGCAATAACTTCAATAGCTAGTGCATAATGGCTAAGTTAATAATTGAAGGAGATATTAAACAGCTTACTATTATTGCAACTACTCAAAGAGCAAGAGCAACAAAATATGGGCTTAAAATATCTTTAGAAGATATTAAAGGGGGAGATAATCCCCCTTTAAGTAACGAACGAGCCAAAGAAGAGATTCTGGAAGAAGTAACGAACGAGCCAAAGAAGAGAGGACGTAAACCTAAAG